ACCTGCAACGGCACAAGTATAGATTGTACGGATAACTTCACGGTTGATTTCAGCCAAGATTTCTGTAGACAGAATGTTTGACAATTCTGTTTCAGCATCCAAACCATGGATTGCCTTCAAGTCTTGAGCGAGTTCAAGTGAGTATTCTGCCTTCAAAGCACGTGACTGAGCAGTTACAGTAACTTTCTCGATAGAGAAAGCCATTTGTTGGAACGCCTGAGGACCATTGTCTTGTGTGCCCAAAATCTCAGCGTTAGCTGTTGGCATACCAATACCAGAGGTAGTTGTGTTACCTGCTGGATTTTGGAACTGACTAGAAACGTCAGATGCACGTGTACCTTGGAATCCGTAAGGATTGTTCTCAGAGAATGAACCAGAGAAGGCAGTATTAGCTTCGTTATAGAAAGCTTCTGTGCCTGTTTGTGTAGCGTAACGAGCACGCATTGCAAAAATCAATCCTGTAGGACCAGTCATTGGCTGAACGCCAGCAACGTCATAAGCGATAAGATTTGGCAAAGCACGGCGAACCAAACTAATCAAGATTGGATCAAAGTTGTTTACGCCAGCGCCAGTGATGTTAGCAGGAGTTGAACCGCCTGTAGCTGCTTCGTTCAAGGCCATGCGGTCTTGAGCCATAGCCTGTTGTTGATTTTCCAAAACAAGTGCTGTAACTGAGCGCTTGTATGGGTCTTTGATGGATTCAAGTTCTGGATGATTCAGAACTGGCTCCCATTTTTTTTGTAGTTCTTCGGTCAAATACATTGTAATTATCCTTTTTATGTATTATTGACTAATTACTTAGCCAGAGTTTGTGAAATTGCTTTTGTATAAATTTCCATCGATGGGTCAGAGAATACTTGTTTCTTCTCCTCCTCAACTAGAACTTCATCCAAAGCTGAATTGTCTGCAACTTTAACGTCTGCTTTGAAATATGATTCTTTCAAAGTTTCTACCTTAGTTACAAATTCTTCCTCAGTAGTGAATTCCACACCCTCTGCGAGTGATTTTAATTTTTCTACTTGAGTTTGAGTCAGGCCTTCACACGCTGTGTAGATAGCCTCAATTTTTTTCTGTTCGTTAAGTGCCTTGGTCAACTCGACACCACGGGAGATTTGTTCGTTTAATGAACCTTCAAGTTCTTCCACTTTATTGGTCAATTCTTCCACGACATTTACTTTGTCTTCTGGAATATCGATATAGTGTTCTTCGAACAAACCTTTTAGACCAACGATAAAGTCTTCTACGATTTCAGCACGTAGACCTTTTTCGATAGCCAATTGATTTTCTTTCATCCATTCTTCAACCATATAGTTGAGATAGTCATCAACTTTGGCTGCCAGTTCTTCTTTGATTTCTTCAACAGCAGTTTCAAACTGTTCTGTCAAAGCAATTTCGGCTTCAGCAATAACTTCTTCAGCACGAGCAATAACTGCAGCTTCAAAAATGGTAGAAGCTTTTGTTACGAATTCTTCGGAGAGGTTTTCACCACCTAATAGAGCGTCTAAGTCTTCTTGCATTTTTTCTTTCCTTAACATTTTTTTGATAAGTGCTTTATCTTTTTCTTCGTCTTCGTGGTTTTCTTCGGACACTACTTCTTCATCAGACTCAGTTTCTTCGTACTGTTGAAATGTTGCACCAGGGTTTTTAGCCATCATTTGTTTGCCTGACTTACCTTCTGGTTGTTCTGTAGAAACACCATCAGATTGTGCTGGCTGACCTTTGAGTTTCTTCATTGGTTCAGAACCAACAGGTGGTGTTGCACCAGGAGGTGTTGCTGTTGGTGCACCTCTGTATGCATCAGGTGCACCATCGGTAGTTTTAGTTACTTGTGTGTTAATGTCGCCAGCTTCTTTAGTGCCGTATGCAACATCGCCAGACAATTTAGACGGTTTATCTTGGCCACTTTGTTTGCCTGAAACATTACCTGAAAGGATGTCTTTAGCGGCTTCGGACAGATTAAATTTTGCCATTTTGAAAATCTCCTTGATTTATATTGGTATTTATATTTAAAGTTTTTTCAGGAAGTTTTCGAATATATGTAAACTTACTTTTTCGATATCCTTGCGTGAAACTTGGCGAACTTGTTGCCTTGCTTCAGAGTAATCTTGTTCAGTCCATACACCATCTACTAACATCCATTCTTTGCCTTCCATAATACCTTGTACAAAAGCACCAGGTGCAGAAGGGTCTGCTACTATATCCGCCGCTGTGGCCAGATAGAAATCGGGCTGAACAACGTTAACACCGTTAACGTTCTTTAATGAGCCCATGCCTCTTGATGATACACCTAGTTGAGCACCGCCTTCAATAAGGTTTCTGGCAATCGCTCCCATTGGTGTATCTAAAATCTTTGCTTTGCCGATCCATTGATTACCATCTTCTCTTAAAGACACAATCATGTGTGATACACGGTCCAAATTAATGGAAGGAGTATCTGGATGGCCCAACTCACCGAATGCACGGTGCTTGTTGATATAATTTTCAGTATAACGGTCTACTTCTTTTCTGAGTGTATTAAACTCATACAACCGGCCGTTCTTATTTTTTCTTTCGGCAACGAGAAATGGTCCTTCAATATGAAGAACTTTCTTACCGTCTGAATCTTCGGTAATATAATTTACCGTTTCTGTAATTTCTTTAATGAGTTTCATTTATAATCCCATTGAACTTCTTCTACGCAAGGACATTTTTCTTTTTCTTAGTGCTTGTCCTAGTTTAGCACGCCTCTTAAACTTACTCTTTCTAGCGGCCATCTTACGATTCCTACGTTCGGTAGCTGACATACGAATCATTTTTCCGCCACGTATTGTATAGCCTGGAACACCGGATACTTTTGAACGCCTTTGTACTTTACCTTTTCTAATTCTGACACGAACCAATTTGGTTCTTCCCATCTTTTGGATGTTACCTTCTTCAAGGTCAAACATTTCCAAAGCTATCTTAACCTTTTCCTCAGTTAATCTTTCTTCGATTAACTCGTCTAATTTTTCTTCCAATATTTCTCTGGCTTCTACCAGCTTATTGGCCAAAAGTTTAGAAACAAAGTTTTTCATTACGGCTTCAGAGCGTAAGCACCATAATTAAATGCTGCTGGGTCAGTCAACTGACCTTTATCGTAATAACCATTATTCTTATGCAATTCAATAATAACTGTATATGCAGCATTAGTTGTTGTACCAACAGTTCTAATTGTTACATTACCTGTAGGACCAATTGCGTTGTTTCCAATTGATGGAAACTGGTATTGTGGATTAGTATCAAAAACACCTACACCAGCTGCAACAATAGTTTGTGATGTTGTTGTGCCTTGCCACTTTAATTGTAGATGACCAACTTCAGCATCTACAGAAGCAAGAATTCTAGAAATAGTAAACGCCGAATTGGCCATTCCGGCCGGTGTAGTATTACCTGTTTGATAATATTGGCCGTTGGCGTTCAATGCACCAAACAACTTCAATGGCTCAATAATGACCGTTTCATTTTCGTCTGAGTCTAGAATGCCAATACGTTTAATAACGGTTCTAGAATTAGTATCGACTAAGGTTTGTATGCTATTTGCGATTGCCATTTTTAAGTCCTATTTATTAAGTGTTTTCAGCTTCTGTATCTTGCTGTTCTTCTTGCTCACTCTCATCTTCCACTTCAGGAGAGATTAAGTTTTGAGCAATTTCTTGTTTCTTAGCATCAATATGTGCCGTTAATTTATCGTGTATGCTTGCATATAAGGCATTGCGAAATTCAACGCCATTATCTTCTTGTGCGTAATCGATAATTTGTCTATTATAATCTGTCATTTTATTCTCCAATCAAGATATTTATAATATTTGTTTCAGTTTCAACAAAGTGGCACCACTAGTTTCTTCTTTAGTTTGCTTTTGTTGTTGTTTTGCCATATTAACTTGGTGATCCTGGTCAACAGGATTCATAGGTTGTGCAGGCACTTGTGATAACATTTGTTGTTGTGCTATATCATTAGTAACACCAACTGGCAATCCAAGTCCTTCTTCTTTCTCTTTGTCAATTTCTTTTTGCATTATGCTGATTTCGTCATCGTTCAAACGTAGAACATTTCTTTGAATCCAAGATTGTGAGAAGTACCGACCTGTGTATGGGTCAACGGATGCCAATAACTGTAAACGGTTCGTCATCAGTTCGGCATCTTTGAGTTCACTAAAGTTATTATCTTTAATGAAGTCGTAGTGAATGAAGTTTTTAAAATCGTCATATTCTTCGTTGGTACAAATACCTTTTAATACACATTGAACTCTAAGTGCTTGTTCAAAAAGGTCTGTAAAACGATTACGTAAACGGTCAACAAACTTAGCAAATTTTAATTCGTCACGGGTAATCTCATTTGTTCTACCAAGAGAGAATCCAGATGTTTCAGGATTCAAACGAGAAACAGGAACATTAAGTGCCTTGTATAATTTCTTTTCAAAGTATTTAACATCTTCCAACTCACCTAAGTTTTGTCCACCTGGAAGTGTAGTAATCTCAGTACCTTTACCACCTTCACGACG